ATATTACAATCTGTGCCGCCAGTAGCAATTAAATTTTGCGGAATGCTTGCCAAAGTCCCAAATTGAAAAACCTTATATTTGGCGGCATAAGGGTCGTTAATTGTGTGGGTAATATCCTCGGGTATAAAATATACGCTATCCCTTCCCTGTGAGTTTTCAAGCTTCCACAGGTAGGTTGGGTCAGCCAACGAGCTCCACTCGTTGATGCCCAACCAAACCTGATTAATACTATTGTTTGTGAAATATACCATTACCTATAAATACTTTATTTTCCCTTGATGAAATTAAGAATTGATGGTTAAACCTGATGGGTTTGGTATTGGCGCACACCAATCTATTAAGGGCAAATCTTTTACCCATAGATATTCAGGATTAGTTGTTTGCTGTATTTCCTCAATAGAAATGACCCAATTTTGGGTGCAATCTATAACAGGGTTATAATGTGATGCTGTAGCATATTCTTGCCCCCTTAATAGGTCTGCTTCTTCTTGTGTTATTATTGCTACTTGTTCCATTTTTTAATATACATTTCTGCCGAGTGCGGTTTGATAGTCGTTTATAATAGTTGAGAATGTGCTGACCTCACTTGCCGTCATTCCACTACCCAAAAATGCGAATCCTTGTGTGTTGTCGCTATAATATTGAACTCCAATATTTGAGTTCATAGCAAAGATTGCAAAATCTCTGTTTGCAACTTCTAAAGCTTGTGAATTTGTTTGACTTGCCTCACTTGTTCCGTTGCGATAAACATTTCTACTTGTTGTTCCTGTTGAAGAACCAATAGTCATTCCTGATGCGCTTGCAAGGGCAGTTGTAGATGCCCTACCATTAGGGAAGTCCCCGTGGTCAAATAGGGTGTTATTTCCTACACCACTTGCTCTTTTTGCTGCAAGGGTAAGCATATCATTAAGCTCGGGACCAGTGGCTTCAACCCCCATATCATAAATCCTATTATTTGTGCCTTGCAAGGTGCAATATACTCCAAGGGAAGCTGGATTAGTTCCAAATAAACTACCACTCAATCCAAAACTATTAGCATAACCATTAGTTCCATTACCTTTTGCTCCACGAGAATTGTGAGTAAATCCACCATTAAATGTTAAGTTATAGTTTGCTCTTGCATCTACTGCGTGTGCTGCGGCAACACCGCCAACATAAGGATACATCGCATACAATTTATTCCACAAATTATTACTCATAATTTGCTGGAAGAATGTTCTTGTGGCAGCCGATATTGACAGGGTTATTCCTGTTGCTCCTGATTGAAGAATTTCCTCCAAATATGCGTTTGCTTCAGTTGTGCCTGATAAGTTGGTAGGCGTAGGCGTGGGAGTGTTAGTTGTGGTATTTGTAGGAGTATTTGTGTTTGTTGGTGTTTGCGTGTTTGTTGGCGTTTGCGTGTTTGTTGGTGTTTGCGTGTTTGTAGGCGTTGGCGTGGGAGTTTTGGTTGTGGTATTTGTAGGAGTATTTGTGTTTGTTGGTGTTGGCGTTGGTGGAGGCGTAGTGCTTGGCGTTGGCGTTTGTGTAGGAGTTGGGTCAGGTGTTGGCCCTATAAAAACTATAGCAGGAACAAAGCCACCAAAATTATATTGGGGGTCATTATTTACATAAGAGGTTTGCAGGCTCGCAAAAGTTTTTTTATAATTTTTCATAAATTACATTCCATTTTCTATTCTATCGTGCAGCTCCTTTATAAGCCCATTAACATCAATATCCCCTTGTTGCCCAAAGTCATATTTACGCTTCACTATAAATACTCCATTCCTGGTGAATTCTACCCAAATGCTCACAATAGATTTTTGCAAATCTAACTCCAAGGTTGTCAGTTCGTAATCCGTAATATTAACATAAAGATTTTCCTTGCGCACCTTACAATTTTTACTTACCTTTAACATAAAAAAAAAAAGGGGGCATCTAGCCCCCTTATAAAGTTAAATACTTTTTACTCGCGGTCAATAGTGATGTTTGAGTTTGCAGCAAGCCACGCTGTTAAGGTCGTGGTTATGTCAATCTGGGGAACACTTATAACATTTGACGAGGTCAAAGTCAAGGTGTATAATTGTGAATCTCCCGGAAGGCTACCTGATGCCACGGTAGCGCTCTCAATATACATTCCAAGCGGAGATGCGAGGAAGTATTTATCGGTCTTTAGCTTTACGATAAAGTAGGATTCCGTATTTTGGACAATTTGTTGGTAAAGATTTGTTCCATCTTGATAAACACCAGGGATGGTGAAGATAAGTTGGGTTTGATAATCAAAACCTAAACTCTCCAAGTTCACGCTGACACTCTCGTTGAGAGCCGCGCTTGAGTTTCTAACAACATCAATTTTCTTGAACTCGCATCCAGCGTTAGCCGTTATGCCAGTTACCTCGCCGTCAGGGGAGAATGTAATTCCAGTTAATACTGATGTTGTTCCGGTGGTAGTGAGCGTCCAAAGGGCCTCAATTCCGGGAATATTATTTACGCACGAATTTAGAACTAATCCGTTGGTAATTACGCAGTTATTTGCCATGTCTTAAATTTTTTATTTAATTTAGTTTATTTAGCGAGAACAACTTGAGACGCAAAAGCTACTGCAGCTCCCAATTTTGCAGCAAGCTTAATACGCTGCTGTTGGAAATCTTGTGAATACCACGCGATGGGGTTTTGGAAATCCGATAAAAGGTCGGTTCCATACATAAAATTCTCCGGATTCGTTAGAACTGCCTTATTTACGCCATTAGCAACGTTGCCGAGCTCTGTTGAAATTGCGATAACATTTGTGAATGGAATGCGAATAGCCATCTCACCTGCGACATAAGTTTCAGGATTGAAGTGGAATAAGTTTTGGTTTCGTAGCGACAACTGAAGCGCTTGGAAGTCGGAGTGGTTTAGAGCCAGAATTGTGGTAACCGGCTTAAGTGCGTCAGGTAGTTTGGTAATGTAGCCATCAACCACGGAAGTCGCATTAGAAGCGCTCATGGCTGTATAAGTTGTATTTACAACAGAACCTGACAAAGTAGCGCCGGTAAGCTGCTCAATAAGACCTGAACATCCATCAACAGCACTTTTTGCGCCCCAAAATTTACGAGACATATAGACATTAGCCTTGCGGGAGATGTCGTTCATAAAAGCTTCCTCCATCGGGATGTTGCTCTCAACATAACTGCCTGGTGCTAAGCGGATTGAAAGGATTGTGCGGTTCAGTTCATCGTAGCAATAATCTTTTTGGATGTTATACTGGCACACCTTTAGCTCAACTTCTTCAAGCACTACGGTGCCACCAGTGAACGCACATGACGTGCCTGGGAAAGCGATGGTATCGATGCTCCCAGTATCAAAGATTGGGATTAATTCTCCAAATTTAATGTTGGGCAAAACGCGGTAGTAAGATGCCTCGGTAGTGTCCATCACAATCTTATGCAGAAATAAATCGGCATTAGAATTTAAATAATCCGACATGGCCGTAGTATCAAAGGAAAAGTCAAAGTTTTTGAAATTTTTCATAATTTAAGTTTTTTTTGGTTTTTTTAATGGTTTTGTTTCATAGCCTTTAAAATCTCGTAGCGGTAGTCGCTAAAGTTTTGGGTAGCCATTTTATCTTGTTTAATAGGTTCGTGAGTTGCAGTTTTCTTGAACTCGTTGTAATCTTTTTTCAACGACTTCATCTCCTCTGCAATAACCTTAAGTTCATCCACGATGGGGGTGAGCGCCTCAATAACGGCCTCAACAACATCGGGGCTCATAACATCAGCGACGCTATCTTCAACCTCAACGGCAATTTCTTCCATTTGGACGGGTTTTGCTGCCTCAACAGCTTCTTTAATTTCAGTCAGCATTCCCTCGGCATCGGTTGTGAATACACGGCCATCACCTAAATTATGAACGCCAGCGCCCACAATTGTAAAGGTTCCGTCATCATTTTTGATGGAGATACTATCACCGACTAAAAAGTCGCCTTCAGTAGAGTTGGTAATTACCACTCCACCCTCAAGGGCTGCTTCTGCGAATGCGTGTTTTGAAAATTGGAATCCGACAAGGTCAGCAACTTTTTTCAATAACTCAATATTTTTCATAGTTCTTTTAGTAAAGTTTATTTATCATAAATAGA